AGGCGTCAGGGAAAAGTTTATCGTTCTGATATGCCTTAATACCCATAGCCTCCCACTCGGTTTTAGTAGTGGCAGAACCGAAATTGAGGTTCGCAATAACAGAATTAGCGGTACGACCCACAAATCCTGAGTTAATAGCCACTGCTTCCTTACCCTCAAATCCCACCAATTCCAACTTGATAAAGTTAGTGTTCGCAACACCTTGTTTATCAAATGTGTATTCTAATTTAGAACCATCTTGGAGTGGAAACTCGTGAATGAGTTCGGAAAGTTGATCTGAATTATCACCATTGACGTTACCTGAACTTTCCAAGAATAGTTCACCCCCTACATGAACAGTATGAGTGATGCCCCTAGTACCCCTAGTACTAACCTTTAGACGTGCGTGGGTAGCCCATGAAGGAACAGATGTTAAATTATTCAAATCCACAACCCTAGAACCTGTTTCAGGTCCACCATTGGATAACTCGATCAATACGGGTGTAACATTCTCCTTGTTGAACACTTCCAATAAATCAAATCTATCATTGGTAGGCTCAGCGTTACCTTCGAAACCTATAATATATAATTGAGTTGCTGATGATGAATTAATTTGATTAAGGTTAGAACCAACAATAGTCTTAAACTCCACCGCCACACTAATGGTATTATCACTTATAGGTACCGACATAACTGAAGTGTCCATAACACTATCTTCTTCCCCACCATCTGATGTTGAATCCACATCTGTTTTATGAGGAGTACCACCATATGCGTATTCATAATCATCACTTCTAGTATAATCCGAAATTATACATTCGGATACCGCCACGCCCTGAACCGTAAGCTTATTGGCTAATGATCTATTTGAGCCATGTACCATTGCCGATGTTCTACCTTTAACTATAACATGAGTAGCCCATACAGGTACCTCGACACCTCCGAAGGACTCCATATCAAACGTATCTTCGACCGTCTCAGTTCCCGTAGGTATATTTTCACGATATAGGTCCTGAATCAATACAGGCTCTGGTAGTATCGTCTTTAATGCTTGGGTGGTACCACCAGTGTTTATGACGGGTTCTGGTAAAGTAACACAATTGTTAACAGCACCAAATTCATTAAGAATACAAAGGTTTCTACCATTAAGATCTAATGTATGATCTCCTGTAGCAGATATACTACACGGTTGAGTAGTGGTGGAATCCACTGAATCCCTACCACACACCTCACCAGTGGAAATGACTGGAATTAGTGCAACCTTATCATAACGAGAACCTGCCACAATACCACTTTCAGTATTACGATGGGTGATACGAGCACCTACAACGTCACCTTCCACCTCAGCACCTTGAACAGGATCGTTACCCTTCCAGTTGGGCTGCTCATCTGGAGACATTTTGGTACTACCCAATGCCATACCTTGTACCATACTAACACGTAGATCTGGGACGGCGAAACATGACTCATTATTACCCACACCTTTACCATAGGAGTATCGAATACTATCAAACAGTTCTGGGTATGTCTCAGGTTCGTAGAACTTACCATCACAAATTAGTGAACCTGCTGGTACCTCTTCTTCACTACCCGAGAAATACGAAATAACCCCAGCAGGAACCACGTTGTTAAGTAGAGTCCTCTCCAACACCGCTGTGTTATAGGCAAGCAACTTAACCAAGTCACCTACACACATATCATCGGTAGGCTGTTCTAGTAGTGGACATCTAACTTGGGATAGATCAGAAAAATTTGTAGACATAAAGTTAATTAGTTTGTATGTTATTTTTTGTCTATTGATTTGTATTAGAAAATATAGACTGGCTTGTCGAACCCGCCCTCTGAGTTATCGACCCTCAACCATTTAAGAAGTTCCTCCTTCTCTTGCATACCTTGGGAAAGTATATCACCGCCATTAATTGTAAGACCACCTAGGGTCGTAACACCACCGAATTTGGTTAGGGTATTACCCATGGTGATTTTAGTGAGGGCGGTCACATAGTCGGTAATCCATCTCTCAGGTATAATATCCTCGATGGCTCTCTCGATATGTAGACCTAGTAGGTAACAACTTCTAGTACCGTAGTTGTTGTGGTTACCTTGGTTGATTTTAAGAATCTGGGTGCGCTTATTAAACTGATGACCGATTGTTCTACCGCCGAAATATTTATCAACATTCTCTAGGAACTGCCTACTCAAATCATATGTAAGTAGGTCATAACCCTGTGAACGAATCCTATTACCCATACCATCATAACCAAAAATCTCTTGCATGAACGCATATTCAAAGTTGAATAGAAGGTCGCCGTGATTCTTACCTGTTGGATCCGTGAAAAATACATCCACAACCTTACGTTCAGACTTTAAGGAATCATCCTTAAATCCGATATCGATTGGTTCATATCTAGTACCGTACTCGAAGGAACTCAAGGACTCGTAGAACTCCACATCCATGAGAACAGGATCACTATCCTTGAATTGATCGGGGTAGCTCTCCAACATCAACTTGAATCCAGTATTCTTACTCACCCCAAATGAGCCCGAGAGCCCTACTGGTGGTTCGTAACTAGTCACAAATTCGACGTTGGCTGGTATATTACCACAAGTGTCAAGAGTCTTATCAGCAACCCTAAATGAGGCAGCCCTACCAGTATTGAGTTCTAATGTCTGTAAACCCCCTACCGTACCTGCTGGCATGTTACTAATAATGGCGTGTGTGGCATCCGAGGGATCAAACCCTGAAATATTACCAACACCCCACCACTCATTAAGGGGGATGCAAGGATCCTTATCCTCCCAGTTTGGTGGATAAATCTGACCGATGCCATCGGAAACCGTGACCCACGCTGACATATTAGGAGAGTGTGATGATAGTGGTGGGTATGATGATAGTGGTGAGATGTTCACCAAATTAGATTCACCCACACCAAAGTTCCAAGGGTTTGATGGATCAAATTCAACCTTTAATTCTGCAACTTCTTTAGTCTCCGCAGGTATGTTCAGTGCGATAGGTTCGTTACTAGATAGTGATGTATTCATGGATACATATGAGTTGGCAACTCCCAATAGATTATCCTGCACATTCACCGCACTTAGGTATGGTGTAGCACTCAAAGCTGGATCTAATTCTGGGGTGGCCGATAATTTAGGATCAGGGAGAAGAATTTCACCGTTACCTAGAGAATAGCACTGGTTAACCAGATCATCCAATTTGACCTCACACCCGTGCACTAGAGCACTGTCACAGAAAATTATGTATTCCTCATCATACCCAGCATACCTAGTATAAAGCTCTACCGCCTCGTTTATGTGGTTAGCTATCGCTTCATCACTGACATTAATATCATTGGATGGATACCCGAGACGAATCTTAACCCTATGCGCTACATCAGCAAAAGTTTTTATCGTAGGGTTCAAATTTGTGGAAGCTTCCCAACCTTTTGGCACTACGGGTGTTGAATCATCTGAATCGTTCATAAGTATAATTAGGATCCACGTTCTCCATGAATATCCAACAAATTGCTAGTAATTTGTGACCATATAGGTAAATAATATTGTATGGCAGCTAAAACTAAACCGCAAAAGATATACACCCCCCAAAAAGATAGACGCCTTCCGTGCACATTAAATTTCGATAGAGCTAAAAAAATACCGTGGACGGAAAATCAGAAGACCCTAATAAAGTCTCTGACCCAAAAACAAAAATTCACAGTGGATGAACAGTGCTCCACAGTAGAACCACTCGAACCCGTCGATATCAAGTGTGGATTCATTTCAGGTGTTGCGGGAACATCCAAGACCCTCACGGCTGTTTATAGTGCACTAAAGCTACTATCTGAGGGTCGTATCGAAAAGATCTATTATGTACGTTCAGCGGTGGATAGCTCACCCCATAAAATCGGCTTCCTTCCTGGATCCGTCGATGATAAAATGGGGGTATACCAATCCCCATTAGATGATAAGCTTCAAGAACTTCTATCACCTGAACATACCAAAATTCTCATGGATGGGGGGTTTGTCAAGATGGAGTCAACTTGCTACCTTCGTGGTCGAAATCTAGCCAATTGTGTGGTCATTGTTGACGAGGCACAGAACCTTTGTTTTGACGAACTTACTACAATCATCTCCCGAATGGCTGAAAAGGGTCGCATCTGGTTCTGCTACGACCCAGACCAATCCGATCTAACTGGTAGATCCCGAGGCGACATTGTGAGATTCGCCGAGATTTTCGACCCAGTAACACACTTCGATAATAAGCGCAACGGATTCCTCAAGTGGGAATTTGGTGTTGATGACATTGTTCGTAGTAAGTTCTGTAAGTACGTGATGTCTCGTTTGAATCAGCACAATAAGGAAATCAAGGAAGTGGAAGATCGGAAGAAATATGAAAAGAAACACAAATTTGATTGTGTAACTACCCACGATTCCGTGGAAGAATGGAGACCATATGGCTAATTAATACCAATGGCCTTTTTTCACCTTCCAAAATCAACATATACAATAACCCCCATAAAACTGGATTACCTTAATAGTAATAGAAAGTTTTATGGGGACTTTATGCTATCTGGAAGTGACACTCATTTCCAATTCCAAGACGAACTATCGGCTGTACAGGATGTTTGTGTGGCATTCGATAGCGTAAATTTCTTAACTGAGGTAAGGGATAAATTCTCTGAGGTAACCTTACTATCGTCATTCGCATATGATCGAACGAATACAATGTCAACATTGGCAATATTTGACGTTGACGTAAATGTAGATTGTGATAACACACCTACAGCGTATGGTAACTATTGGATAACACTACCTGTGGAAAACTACACCACTGGTGAAGATTGTATCGCTAGTACCAATGTTATACCACTGAAGAATAGTTTCTCAGAGACTCACCACACAACTTGTACTCCTTCCTATAGAACATACACCCAATTCAACTTTGGTAATAGTGGATTGGATAACTTAAAGCCTGAATTACTGTTCAGGACAAAGGTTGATATCCAGCACTATAGTACCGAACAAACAGAGTTCACATTTAAGTTACCAGACAATTCACCTAGTTTAACAGGATCGGATATTCCCGACTTTAACTGCTTTGGTGGTCTTGGTGGCAATTGCCCTACATACACCGACAATATTAAATGGTACCCAGACGGTTCGACCGAGCCTATATTCTCATGGCTTAGTGGTGACGACTGCGCTGGGGTGTGGGCGGACAGGATTGTGGGCTCTGATGGTGAGGTGGTTGATATCGTACCAACACAGATGGAATTACACAGCGGTATAGAATATACCTATCTCAGACCCAACAATGAAACACTCGATGAACTTCGAGCCTCCATCGCAGAGTCTGATGAGACCATTTTCTCATTCGATAGTGTGTCAGGGGATACCATTGTTGATGAATCCTCTAACAAGATCAACGGTAAATACGTTTAAGCGTCCACTAGTACGCTCTGATCAATCGTGATAACCTGTTCACCATCCCCGACCTTAAGTAGGTCTGTGATGGGTCTTGTGAGGTCTTCTATAGCGTTCTGAACCATTTTATGGATCTTATTAGGAACCATACCCATCACCCGCTTTTGTTCTAAGGGACTGAGGCTATCCATTTCCAACACCATCTCATCATTTTTAACCACCATCTTGATGGTTTTCACAAACTTGAGCATCGTGAATGCAAATACGTCCTCGATCATTTTCTCCTTATTGGTCTCTGAAAACTTTTCGTGTGATGCTACAAGAATTCTATCGTACCTATTATCATCACTAAATGATGGAAGTTTCACTTCGATGCTACACTTCTCATCACCCACGGTAATGGTGGATTCTTTAGAGTATTTAGCCCCCTCGAAGTCCTTGATGACTTTCTTAATAGGAACACCAACTTGGTTACCCTCCCCTACATTAGCAAAAATCTCATCATTGAATGACTCTCGCAACTTAAGTACTAGATAATATACATCAGGAATGGAGATATCCCCATAGGTGGTATTACCCTTCATAGTCAAGACATCATCAAATACCTCCTTTAGAAGAGATGAAAACTTCAATCCATATGTCCCATCGGATCCAGCCATTAATGAACTATTCACCATACTACTATGTTTGGATTGGAAAGGTTTGAGTTCCACCTCAATCTTCGAGTGTGGTAGTTTGAAGGCCTGTGTATCTTCTTCGTTTAGTTTACTAAGACCATCTAAAATAGAATTTAAATCTGACATAGAATTAATTAATACACTTACCAACAAAAATCCATAATTAAATTTATGAAAATGGTGAATGTTCCGTGTAAGACGTGTGGTAAGTTAGTAACAGTACCTGAGAACCAAAAGGGTACTCAAGTATACTGTGATAAATACTGTAAAAGTAGAGATCAGATTTTATCTATACGGAACGGTAGATCCAGACCTAAACCCGTGTCTAGATCTGGCAGGAGCACTAGGCGCTCAGGTTGTAGCTCTTGTGGTCGCTAGATAGTCACCATAACATCCGATCCCTCTTCAACCTGCCATTTGTTTGGTACGTTGAATTTATCAAATTTATACACCGAGTAGGTGTTTATATTGGAATCAAATCGTTCAATATATACAGCTCCTGATTTTTTATCAGTGAGTTTGTATATACTGACGACACTTGATGAATCTTTGATATCTTCAACCTCGTGCGGAATCATATAGTCTTCGAAAATTTGTACCAATTCCGAGACTCGGTTATATTCAGTCTTCATTACAATCAATAATTAATGTTTCGCCCTCTAGACTAACCCTACCACTCTTAGGGGTGTATACTTTGTATTTAGTTGATAGGAATTTCTCGCGCATGTGATCTTTGAACAATGTGAGAACTTGTTTCTTTCTAGGCTTCTTGGTGGTACCCTCTTTGACGATATTGGTTTTCAAAACGAAACCACCGATGTAACATTTGCTACTCTCTATGTCCATGTTACACCCCCTACATAATGACTGAGTAGGGGCTTTAGGTAGTGTCATAGGCTTGGGTTGGAATCCTTTAACAAGAGCATCATATGACTTCACCCACAAGGTGTCATAATCATCCTTATAACCCTCTGATGCCTCTTTGAGGGATTCGACCTCTTCGATGTCCTTATACTCCATAAGGATCTCATAGTCATCCTCCTTGGCTTGTTTGTATGGAGTATCAACGTCGATCAGGACATCCGATACCGTACCATTACTGGACTCATACCCTAGTATCTGGATAGTTTTATAGTCACAATCTTGATATTCTTCTAATTGTTTATTCATAGTCTGTTTTTCTCCTTTTGGATTTCTTCATCAGTAAACCCGAAATCTTCCAATTTAATGGCGGCGTCCTCTTGACCCATATTCATACCCATACCATCTTGGTCGTAGAGTACTGGGGCGGACTCTACATTAAATCCTCCAAGCACATCACCATTATCATCCAAAATTTCACTAGCCATGGCTAGTCGTTCCTCTCGATTACCCATCAACTGATCGATGGCAGCACACTTATCATCAGGTAGGAAATCTTTGGCTAGATCATCCCTGTTACTGTATGCGTTATAGAATGTCTTCAGAACCACATCCACCGACATACGGTAATCTTCGTCGATGTTGTCGGGTACCTCGATATTTTCAAGATCGTCGATAGGTACAAAATGTACCAAATGGTACATTCCCATAGCCTTCTTGGTGATTTTAAAACTCTCCTCTACAAACTCGTCAGAAATACCACCCTTGGCGTATAGCACCAACGTACAGGCGAGGTTGTCCAATAGAGTCCTGTCCATGATGACGTGCCTCTTCGTGTCTCGCTTACCCCACACTTCCTTAATCTGTTTGAACATGTAGTCCCGAATTAATCTCTGGGACTCCTCTGTACCTTTCTCATACAGATCAAGGTTCGGGATATCCCTGTACGAACCTTCTGGGGTCGTGTATTTGTCGAACTTGTTCTTAAAATCGTTAATGAAGGTGGATTTACCCACCTTCGTAGTTCCTGTAACTCCGATAATCATATTATTTATTATACACCACTTTGTGGTACATATCAAGTTGGGTTAGGCATTTTCTTTAGGTTCCACTCTCATGAACACATTAGGTTCACGTACCATAACACATTCGCGACCGTTGAAATCAACCACCTTCATACCTGCGGATTTAGACACAACTACATACTGGCCAACTTTAGAGAACTTTACATTACTACCCACCATCTGAATCTTTAGAACTCGGTATAGTGAATTCTCCTCATCCTCCTCAGGATCTCCTGTAAGGTGGATACCACCCTCGGAAACTCTCTCACCATTCTCATTGACCCCCTCAACATGAAACTCGCCTAGGATGATATCATCGAACACTTCAACAATATCGAAATTATCGGTAGGGATATTATAGTTGATATCATCAACTACTAAAGAACCAGTACTTGTCTCAATTTGATTGGAATGACATCCACTAGTGGTGGATACTTCCATGTTTGTGAACTTGCTTTCACTCATATAAATATTTACTTTCTAAAAATATGTTGTCAACGTATAATTAATAATATGAACGATTTCATTACAACTTGTAAACTATTCTCCATGGAGCACTTTGGTGAGGATATTGAGACCCCTACCAAGGAGAGTGTTGGTATCAGCGAAAGAGTTTCGGTGGTAGAATCCGTAAAGGCAGATTTAAATAAGGGAGGTATTCACAAATATGATAGTTACTTGGATAACTTGAAGACCATCTATGAATCATTAGAACCATCAGATCTATCACAATCCCTTCTTTTAGGCGTAGATCAGAATTTTAAAACCTTCATCCAAGGGGTTGACGAAAGCATCTAAATAAGTAAATTACTATAATGAAATTTAGAGACTATTTTACAGAGGTATACGAATCAATTATTATACTAGAGGACGACTCCTTATCAAGTAATAAGCCTGAGGATGATAGCCTTTCTGGTAGTGACACACCTGAGGATAGCAATGATCTCCTAGATCCCGATCAAGAGTCCGCATTGGTGGATACCGAAACATTTGACGAGGATGAATCTAAGTTTGTTGACATGACAAACCTCCTTCTGAATTCACTAAGATTTAAACCAAGTGATGAATTCAAAGCATATCTAAAAATGCCTAGATTCCATAACCTAAGTGCTGTGGACAAGTTGATCACCATTAGGAACGTCCTATCCGACCACCCTGAAAAAATCATCAAAGAGGCTGATGAGGCTACGGACACCCCTGCCGAGTTCGGGGATGTTGATCTGGGTAAACTAACTGAGGCGGATGAAATGGATCTACTGAGGCTCATTATAAGAGCCATCAAAGTAAATCCGTATGCTATGGATATCACTCTTCGAGAACTACCATCAGAGGCAACTCCTGAAAATTACATGAACATCATTGAGACTATCGAAGGAGTACTATTTTAATCCTCGTACTCAGAGATGACCATATCGCGAGCGTCTTGATAACGCTGTTCGACTTTGGCTTTGATTACATCTGACAGCTTTTTATCAGCAGCTTGGTGATCATCATCGGTCGTCAAGTTGATAAAATCACGGATATCCTTTTTAATATTGTTATCTTCCATAATATTATTTAGGGGCTAGTTCGAATGAAAGGAAGTCAAAAGAGAAAGTAAAATCGATGAATATGGATTCCCCTGATGATCTATAGTCGAGGGGTATGGATCCGATACTCACTGGAATAACACCTTGGAAACTATACATCCCCGCAGGTTTTCGATATTCGTCTAATAGGATTACATCATAGGTAGTCTCATAAGATGACTTCTCCTTGTTACTCATGGCACCCTTACTGGTATCCACCAACATATTCACCCACTTATAGAGAGTGTTGTAGTTGAGTAACTGATCGTCTAGTTTGAAACTTACAGTTACATCCGAGAACGGCTCCAAACTCTTGCTACTTTCCCTGCGTGTAGCCGATAGGTATTTTTTCTCTTGTGTGGGTACCGTGATTGGTGGTATCTCAAAGTTCATCACAGACAATTGCAAGTGCTTTAGTGAGATATCACTAACCCTACCACATACCTCACTGACATACCCGCCGAGACAATCGGGTATATTTAGGACGGTTAGGAAATTATCATCAACTAACCTATTCAGATCACTAACACCATTAGATACCCCGTGGGGTATCGGTGTTGTATCGATTATATCGCACTTCGGTAAATTATCTGACATCCCTAATAATTAGGGATCTATCCTTCTATTAGCTCATTAGTAGAACCCTCAGGCTCGGGAATGCGTGGTAATTGTTCAAGGATAAGCATCGGAATGTGTACATCTTTGTATGGCAACTCTGCCAAAATTTCCAATATATCCCTCAATTGTTGTTCCTCAATTTGAAATTTACTCATCAGTTTTTTCGTAAGAAATTAAAATACCTTCATCGACCATCTCCCTACACACCTCAACCATAGAAATGGCACTGGTGATACTAGCATCTGCCGACATCTCCGTAGGGAAATTATAACAACTAACTCTATTACCACCAATATCATACCCCATGATTATATAAGAATTCATATATTCCTCCATAGTGGTCATAAGTGATTTTAAATGGGTGTCGGACATAGGGGAGTTTCTTCTATCGGGCATTTTACTAAACTCCTCACCATCCTCACCTATCACCTCAATCTCCTTAAACAACCTAAGGGATTCTAGGAATTTAATTGCACCCTCCTGTTGATCGCCCTCTAGCTCAAGACTATCGAGCACGGATTGCTCTAGACTCATATCTGGTTCTTTAGATTTACTCATATCAAACGTCATTAAATTTTTTAGTGATACCCATCTCGTGTAGATCTTGTATGATGACTTCCATACTCTGTGTACTTAGACGCCTTCTTAAAGGTTTCACATACTGCCCACCGTCATATATCTCGAAGTAATCACTACCCACCTGTTCAAACCCCTCGTCAACATCCTTGAAATTTTTGTAGAATGTCAGGAATACATTATCCCTACCACCGTCTATGAGAATAGTCCACACACGGGAATCCCTTTGGTTGTAGTTGGGACAGGTATTGGTGTATCGAATGAATTCCGTTTTAAATTTATTAATGGTGTTGCATATCTCCCGCCCACTGAAGTGCTTACCCTCAGGGAATACCTTATGTATGAACTTATTGAAATCCTTTTCCAGTGAGACACTATCCGTAATCCCTAACAACTTATCTGCCTTATACCCACAATCGCGCAGGCGTTTGAGCATATAGGAGGCTTTGGTTATATTGGATGTTATCTCAGCCATTAATCAAATTTAGCCACGAAGCAATACTTCACGGTGGTTTCGGTTTTATCGATAAGTGTCATCATTTTATGGTTAGATGTCTCGGATAGGGTTACACCCGTCCGCCCCACTACATTAAAGATAAACTTGGAGAATTTGGAATACTTGGAGAATACATCACAGTTAGGAATCTGTAGTTTGAAACTATCCCTATCCTCGTTCCCTAGAATTAGGTGGTTCTCCTCAGTGTCCTCGTCGTATTTAATGTACGCCAAATCATCCGACACGGTCGAACTAGCCTTTTGAATAGTCTCCACCACGCCTTTATCAAGCTTAATACCCTCGGTCATTAAACTCCTAATAGCATCGAATCTAGACGGCTTCCAGAAGGTCTTGTCCTTGGATGCCAGCATGGCATCATAAAGTCGGTATCTGGATGTCTGCTTCTCCCCCTCGGCGATGATGTGACTACTAGTCACTCTAATAACCACTTTATCACTATCAATCAAAGATAGGGACTTCTGCATACGAGACGGATCACGAACATAGAACACCTCACCCTCATCTAGGGTGGAGGACTCAGGCTCAAATTCCATGTACAGACCAATAGTGGCTTTACTCTCTTTGGCTCTGTGTGCACAGAACACTACGATTTTGCCATTTATGAAATAGAATGGTAGGAACTCAGATCCTGCCTTGAATTTGTTAATAGGATCCAGAAAATTCTTCTGGAATTCGATCTTGTCGATGGTGAATGTCTTACTAGCTGCCATTTTTTAAATGCTCCAATATTTTTACTTGAGTATCAAGTATTGTTTTTTGTTGTTCCACAACTTTAGCATAAGTTTTTTCAATTGCAACAATCTTCGTCAATATAATGTTCTCAAGGTTTGGAGGAATCACAACACCCCCACCACCATATTGTTGGGGCATGGGCTGGGGTGTAGGGTGAGGTTGGGGCTGGGGTGTAGGGTGGGTAATATGTGGTAATGTACTAACCACGGGCTGTTGTGGTTGCTGATATACGTTTTCAGGGTTCAACCCCGCCTCCTGTGAAGCTTTTATGGTTTCTTGACGGATCAACTCTTCAACCACCGCAGGATCATTAAACGAGCCACCCCCATCAATTGAAGGAGTATTACTATTAATGGGGGAGATCATAGAATCCCTATTCCCCGAATTATCAAATGATTTGTTGATGCCTTGAGCCTCCATGTTATTCATACCAGCCAATAGGTTGAAAGCCTCCATGGCATCAGCCTGAGGGGGTGCATCGGTAGACATTGACTGCTCCGCTATCCTCTGGAGTTCCATTTCTTCATTATCCATACAGGTATTTATAAAAAAGGCACACGATGTCAACCGTGTGCCTTTGTTTTTTAATTTTACATAGAACTTAGAAGTTCGTCCAAATCTTCGTTACCCGTAGAAGGTGTTCCCGATTTAGCATCAACTTTAGGGTCACTTGCAGGTGCCTCTTGTTTGACCTCTGGGATGTCTGGGATGTCATCATCTTCGTCATCATCAGAACCGAAGTAGTTAGCAGAATTCTGTTGAGGAGGGTCATTAGAGGCAGAAGCTTGTGGGTTATTACCGAGTAGGTATTTCTGAATGATTTCCTCTAGTGTATCCTCAGATTTAACCTCATCAAGGAGATCGAAGAGATTTACCGCAATCTCGGTGTACGCCTTCATTTGTTCCTCAGGCTTGAGACTTGTGAAACCTTGAACCTTTTTACCTACGTCGAATGCCTTAACCTCGATGTCCACGAAACCCGAATCAGTCTGTGGTCCCTTCATTGTCATCTTGAGGGTCACACCATCCTCACCGAGTGAGTAAAGGTTACGGCGTGTGATTTCATTATCATCATCCTCAAGAACACTGGTAAGACACTTCATCATAGGAGAACCTGATCGTGGACGTTGTGGATCAACTGGCTTAGCACCATAGTTCATAACCTTGAACTGACCATCATTTTCTGGGTTGGCAGTGTCCTTGATCACGTATACATTAACGTATCGCTTTTCAGTAGGGTACATGAGTTTTGCCACATCCTTATTACCCATCTCGAAGATTTCACCTTGACGCTTACGCCAATAATCTTCCTCGCCATATACTGATGGCGAGATACCCGCATACTGGCGCTTACCAGTAATTGGTGATTTGAATGAGTAGATCTTATACGGAAGGTAATAAGATGGCTTCTCGCGATTTGTGAAGTCGGGGAACATACGGAAATAGATTGTACGCTCCTCATTGGTTTTAACTCGAAGATCTAGCAGGCGTTCATCACGCTTCACAGTCTGTGTGTTGTTTTCTTCGAGTTGTTCTGTCGTCTGTTCGGCTAATGCGAATAAGTCGTCGGTATTCATAATTTGTTTAGTTACTTAATTGTATTTTTGTTTTTGCTTTGTTTGCAAGGATCTTATACTTGGTGGAGTTCAACCACCTCTGATTCAACATCAGTGGTGTGAAATCACCTACATAAAAATTCCATACGTCAGTGTCCCTGTACAGGGACTTCAGTATACCATAAAAGTCGTGGAATGTAAATAGACTATATAAACAAACCTCGCCTCTCTTGGCGTGTAGTATGGAGGAGAATGTTGCGCTGCCGCTGTCTATATGAGACACATAATCTACCACACTGATGTTGTTTTCACAACAAAATTCTCTAATGAATTTGAAACTATCCACACATCTTTGTAGTGATCTAGGATCGTCCAAATCCAAACTCTTAATCACTTTAAGATATTTTGTATAGTATGTCAACCCCTTAGGATGACAATAATTACTAATCGGTACCACTTTTACGTCCTTATTGAAGTAAAGTGTCGCCTCGAAGTATAATTTTCGGTTAATTTCGGGGTGCTTTTCGAACCACAAAGCTAGTTGTAGGTAATGTCTGTATCTACTGTCTTCCGTGAACCCCTTGAAGTTCTTCTTAATTCTGAACGGCTTTCGGTGGAAGCCTCTTGTAAATGCTAGATGGTCGTTGTATACGCTTTTAACGATCTCTGGAGTTTCCTGTTCCTTCATTCCTTCTTATTTTTATCGTCCCCGATAATTCTCTTCAGTTTCCTCGACTTCGCCACATTTGGGAAGTTCTTCAAGTAAATTACTATGAATTCATAGTACCCGTAACCCGTGACAAATTCAACCATTTTCTGAATATTTTTATTATTGAAGTACTCTATCAGGAATGCAACGGGGCTGTAGAACTTCTTATTAATCAAAGAAATCATTGATATGACTGCCATTAGGTTCTTATTATTCTCAGAGTCACAAATCTGCTCCAGTGAATTCCTCTCATTATCATGATGGTCGAATATATCCATTAAGTTAATTATATTCGACCACCACTCATGTCAAGATCCAACCAGTGTATCCAATAGATCCGAAACGCCATCCGAGGAATCGTCATCCTTATCGTCATCCTTATCAGCATCTAAGTCGAACATATCTCCAAAATCTTGTTGCTCGTCGTCCGTTATGAGGTAGCTGGTTTCGGGCTCAATCTGGTCTGGTGGTACCGTATAGTCTGAAGAAGATTCGGTGATGGTCAATGTTCTATCGCACACGTTATACATACGGATCTTATTAACTGGCCCGAATCGACTCTTCGCGATAGTGAGACCTATTTGGTTTACAGATTTCATCTCGTCGGTGGCATAAAGAAAACCACCGAAATCCGAACACTGGATAATACCAATGGCACCTCCGATATTGGACATAGATGGTATATCCTTACCGTACGCATCACGGTTCAACTGTGCCACTGAAACAACTGGTGCACCGATGGTAAACGAAATCGCTCGTGTCTCAATGTACTGTTGTGCGATAGTTAAATCATGTCTACCCGAATACTGTCTACTAGGTTTAAGTAGTTCGGGGTAATCGATGAAGACTGCATCAAATTTGATATCCAGAGTATTCTGAGCCCTGTTAATGAACGATAACAATCCTTGAGGAGTAATAGACCCTGTTGCGAAATCTTTAATAAGCACATCACCATAACCCTTTTCCTTAGCACCTTCTAGGAAGTCACCAATATCTTCAGTGTGTTCCTTAAGCCTACCGATAGGGAGATCAGCCATCTCAGCCACAAATCTATTAGCATAGATGAATCGGGGCATCTCAAGTGACACCACTAGAACATTTTTACCCCCCTTGGATATGTTACTAGCCATAGATTTGATGAAGTTAGATTTACCAATGTTAGATGCCGCACAAAATTGGTACATAACGGAACCTGAAGCCAGAAGCCCACCACCCAATTGCTCATCCAACCATTTGAACCCCGTAGATATACGGGTCTCTTCATTCAACAACTTATCGATGTACTCCTCGGAATCATCGAACAGCATGAGTCCAATATCATCCATGAGATAGATACCCATGGCTTCATCGATTCGTTTTTGGATACTGGACATGTCCAATTCCTTATCGGAAGTCTGTGCCACGAAGGCATCCGCTAGAACTCCCGTCATTAAACGCTGCTTGAGGAATTCCTCAATATACTTGATCAATAGCATTCTATCAATATCCAAGTTCTCCGAAAATGATTTACTCATTCTAAGGAATTCCTTGAAATGTTCGATAGAAGTAGAGGAGTCCTCTACGAAGATTTTAATTTCCGAAACTGTCGGAATTCTATTATTCTCAATATAAAAATCTCGGGTGATATCCATCACCATCTTGTTACTCTCTCTAAGAAATGTATGCTCGTTCACATACTCTATAACCGTAGGGCAGATGATATCACAATCCTTGCCCCGTAGGCAAGAATATGTGATCACATCCTCTAGGTAATTTAAGTCTAATTTCTTATCCACAAAGGGATGTTACCACATTGAAGATTTATGTCAATGCAGTATGATGGGTTTTTAACCACTAATGAACTCATCCAGTGATACTTCTTCGGATGATTCATCGGATGATTCTGTATCATACCCATCCTCGACAACTTCACCAGTGGTGGTTATCTTCTCAAGGGATCCGAGAGAGTATCGGTTGTACACCGCATCCTTAAATTCCTGATTTTCAAGTAGATCCGCCCAGAACTCAATACATGAAGAATCCTCTAATACACACTCCAAACTCGGATTATCCACTGGATAATATGAGTGAGATCTACTAATTTTACCCTTCTTAATGAACCCTAGATCCAGACCAATATCCATGAGTGCAGAGAATTTATCAATACCTCCATCATACGTAACTCGAATTGGGAATTTAGACTTGGCACGGGTTAGACGACCCTTGTACACATTCACATTGAATGTAGAGCCTAGGAACTTCTTCTTGTCCTTGGACTTGATCTGAGCTTTGGTGATCAACCAAGTGTTGTTAGGGAAGTATTCATTACCCTTACCACCTTTGATTACGGTCTTTGAGATAAATTCTTGAGTCTCATAAGTCTGACCGATTGCCACCATAGGGATCTTAAGAATATTCAAGTATGGATTAACAATTCGCCAGAATGCGGTGATCTTTTTAGCTCGGGTCATATCCGCCTTGTCATTCCCAGCTAGTGCATCATCCTGTTCCTTCTTAGAGGCGATAGCGCCCAATGAGTCGATACCGATGAACACGTCATCAGATTCATCGAGGTTATCCAATAGTACAGTGACATCATGTGTCAACTGATCGACATTGGTGATTGGTTTGTGTAGCACACGAGTGGTATCAATGCCCACAGATTGGAAACTATCCTTGTTGGTACCAAATTCTACATCATAGAACACGAAAATCGCATCAGGATTGGATTCCAGATAAGACTTAGCCAACGTCAACATGAACATGGTCTTAAACGTCTGAGAATCACCTGCAATTAGTGTAGAACCTCTTGAGAACCCACCATCCAATCGAGCGGACAGCGCAACATTAAGGGCAGGGATTGAGGTGTCGTAGAACTCATCGACATAGAAAGTCGACTGATCAACGAATGATGTGTGCTTGAGAGTGTCGTTTTTCACCAACTTACTCTTCAAGTCTGCCAATTTATTCTTCTTAGCTTTCTTAGCCATTGTATGAATGTATAAAGTTAAACAAGACCACCCATGTGGGTAGGTATTACAATTTACCCCTCGAAAAGGTTGATTTGGTCAATTGAGTCGGTATCTTCTGAAGTCTCCATATCCTCGACACGGCCCTCAGTACGGATATACATATCCACGATATCTTCAGTGAATTGATCGGTTACATCGGTGTACTGTGTACGCTTAAGTTCGGTTGCGAACTTATCACCTGAAAGAACTTCGCGATATACCGCTGGCATAAGCTGAAGTGATAGCTGACTCTCACCACCATTCTGGGCGGCAGGGATTACATACATCTGCACAATTCGAGGATTGATTACGAAATATGATTCCTCACAAGTTGTTGATTCGTCGATCTCTGCTACAATAAAGCCAAGGTTCTGGCTCTGTAAAATTTTAACTTCCATACTATTACTTACCCAACAAATTTATAGGGTCAATAGTTAAAGTGTAAAAAATAATTCGGGCGGTATCTATAAACACCGCCCGAACACCCTTATTAATTTATCACCATTGAGGCAACAAGTTGATCCCATTTTCCTTTATCCTCTGTACCCAGTAGACTTATAGATTTATCGTCTGGAGATACCAATACGTGGTCAATGGGAAAACTCATTCGACCCAATTGATCTCCAGATTGGACTATGTCGGAAACTCCCTCTACTTGGTAATCCTCAAGAGAAGGGTCAACATTCTCCAATAAGAGCTTCAATTCTTTAAGCGTCATATAAATATTTAGGTGAAAAGCTCGTCAAGATCAACCATTTCTGAGTGATATAAATTAGGGAAAACCCACCCAATCGTTTCAAACAGTTGTTGGACTACCTTCAAATAAAGCTTATCCCATTGAGTATCATAGTCTACCTCAACCCCGAACTCCTCAGGTATGTTACCGTGATTACCCGCACATGTCGTAATACCATAAACATTAGGCTTGACATACACCCACATAAGCTTCTCACCACTGGATAGTGGTAGGTATTTACCTTGTAGTTTAAGATCCTCAAGGAGTCGGTTGTAGCATATACCAGCCTTGACCTGTGCGGGGCATCTGAGCCCATGTTCATACCTACCCACAAACTCTGGCTCCCACTTCAAGAAGTTGTTAGCCCTTGAACGCTTAGATACATCGAAGAAACTAGATTTATAGAACTCCTCTTTATGCACCTTGATAAGTTGGTTGATGTGCTTTCTACACTCGGCAGAGCCTAGGGTTAGGAATTTAGATAATGTCTCGTGGTACACCTCGCCCATAAACCTCTTGACCATTGGTGAGTATTCACTCTTGACCACCTTAAGCCCTGTGTACTTCATACGCTTCTCCTCTGGGAGATCATAACCCTCGTTATTCTTTACGTAGTAGGCATACTGTTTCTTACCAAAGAATAGTGCTGTCTCCGCAGCCTTTTCACGCTCGAAGTTAAATGTGGGATTGTTACAACATAGTTCATTCCTAGCCATGTCATTGACACCATCGTTCAGAACCATCTCATACACCCTACACAATTTATCACCAAAATCACTAATACCATCATCCGTGAAAATGCTCTTCTCCTTAATTTCCGTGATCTCTGTAAAGTCACAGAAGATGGAATCAGTATCACCCCCAATTACCACCTCATTCTTACAACCGAATTTTTCGGTGGAGAATTCATTGGAGAGGGTTGCCGCCAACTTAATGACCTTCTGACCAGTTAGGGTAATGGAACGTGCAATATCTAAGTCAAACAATGGACTGGATGTAGCTGAAATCACACCATAGCAGGAGTTCAGGAAAATTTTAGTAATCTGACCAAGGTTGTGATACTCTTTAGCCATCTCTTCATCCCCGTCAGCAATAGCCTGTTTCTCAAGCTTCTTGTAGTCCGACTTGTTCTTGAACTGAACCTGTACGAAGTCATTAACCACACCCTCAATATTCTGATCAAAAATGATACCAGCCGCCGATATGCAATAATTCTTCTCCTTCAAGAATTCTGTAAACATCTCATTATGCTTCCTATGTTGAGTATTATGAATTTCGAACACAGTGTATTCGCCTTCGTGATGTAAGATCTTACCAATCTTAGTCTCTAGTGAAGTACCAAGAGCCATCATAACGGTGGGGTATAGCGATGTAATATCGTAGGTAATGATGTTGGTCTTAATCCCTGTATCAGGCTGTTTAACATATCCACCCTCGAATGAAATGGGCTCTGAACGTTTTCTGGTCTCCAATACCTTGCCCTTATCCAAAGCCGATTTTGCGATGGAGCCTGTAATGGTAACGATCTTCCCAAGACAGTCGGTGATATTCGAGAATCCCTCGTACGCAGCTCGTCTCCCGATATTCAAGAAATCCCTCTTCATATCCAATGAGACTAGTAGGGCAACGTCCACAAGGTTGTAAGCACTATAGGTCTCCCAGTCCTGATCGGAAAGATCGGCTAGGTTACCTTGTTCATACTCCACCTTACCACAACCTAATTCTTCGGTAGCAATATCATCAAGTTTCCATGACGGCTTCTCAGCGTTTAGGGTGAAAGTTTTGTATACATCCATGTAATCCATACAGTTCACACCTAGGATGTTGTATTCCACTGTGGGGTTACCGAAGTTGTCGAAGGTCTCGCGAATCTTAACCTTCTTAACAGGACTTAGTCGTAAGTGAGCCTGTGGGTCGATAATCTTACGAATACGATTGATAATGTAAGGAGTATCAAATCCTTTGATGTTCCAACCCGAATAGATATCTGGGGTATTTTTCTCCCAGAAATCCAAGAAATGCCCCATACGCTCAACCTCGTCGAAAATCTCATTATAAACGATATCATCGACGGTGACCCTCTTGAAATGTGACCCCTCCACCATGAGTTTATCCATGATATCATCAAGGTTGATCGCCTCGTACGGCTTTTTACCCCACATATGGTACTTCCCATCTAGGGTGTCATATAGTGTTAGAAGATCTATCTCGTAATTTGCATCTTCAGGGTGAGGGAATTCATTTTTGGAAGGTGCCTCGATATCCAAAAAGAATGTCCTGATAGGATTAGCAGTAAATTTCTGCCTATCAGTCTTCCTATACTTACCAATAAGATACTGTTGTTCGGGTGCTAGGTCGAAGAAAATACGACCCTCATACTCGTCAATAAATTTCCAACGAGAGAAGCTATTTTTGAAGTCCTTACGGTACAAAGATGTGCCGTAGATTGATTTAAATGAGGTCTCCTGACCCGATTCACATTCCAACATTACGAAAGGACAGAATGGCGTCTCTAACACTACTCGCTCACCTTCCGAGTTCCAAGTGTATTCCTTGATTATCGATCTATTGGTGTCATAATAACAGTATCTCCACATATTTTATTGTATATCCATTAATTTTCTAGACATGGATGATCTCTCTTTAGACCCCCATGGTGTGAAATATGCGGCCTTCAACAATTCGAAGTTATCTTCCATGAAGTAATTCTCACTGATGGAACGCATCTCGGTGGATACCTTATCGTAATTTTCCCAACTTTGCAATAAATATTTAATCTGATCACCCAATTCATCCCCTGAATTGAATTTAAGTGGTGCTTCTTGGTACGGGTCTAGATCTTGGAAAACCCCTGCAATCCCCATAGCACCAGCCTCGGTGAGTTTGATATTAGATTTACAGCGATTAAACATATTGTCAGCGAGGGGCGCGAATACCACGGTGGGCTCTAAATCCCATAACATTTTAGGATAGTCCATGATAGAAACCCATGGATGGGATTCGACCAAACCTTCCCTGACCTCCGATGCCAACCAATTAGGTGTGGCACCTACAAATACCCATTTGTATTCATGTAGGGTGGATTTGACAAACTTCTCGATGGCACTGAAGTCATCATTACCATTATCCTTATTCCTGATGTCCACATGAGTCGCAGAACCAGCCCAAAGAATCCTCGGACGATCCGCATGTTTCTCAAATCGTCTCCTCAAAATTTCTTTATCATAGAATACGTCGAAAAGGAATTTAGGCATAAGATTTGGTCGATGCAATACACGATCAAATCCTATGTGCTCTTTATAAAATTCCGCCATGGTAGGGGAACAAACGTGTAGCTCATCGCTATGCCTCACTATCTCCGCAAACGTCTCGAACTTCTTATTGTCGGCATATGCATCCCTAGCAGCATTAAATTTAGATATGTGGTCACCGTGTACAACATCGTCCACATCAATAATAAGCCTAAAGGGTTCCTTACCTGTATCCCTGATCTTATCCCTTACAAAATTATATTTGATAATCTTCTCGATCATCATCTGGTGTGTAGGGCGTTGTAACACCACCGCATCAGCTTGGGCATAGATGCTACTAACCGATTTACCACCACTTGGGGTATCAGTAACCAAAGCCTGTGATACATTAGTCATCTGAACCTGAGCCTCTTTAGCATAGTTCATACATGTTCTGACCCAATCAAATCTCCATGCGGTACACCCATCATAGATACCTGATGGATACATCAACATGGTTTTAGGCTTTTCAGGTTGCTTGATGTTAGCAAACCTACCCTGTTCGGACTTCTTGTTAAATTTTAATTTTCGCTTTGCCATTATAAAAAGATAGTTTTATATCTTATTTTATAATGGCAATATCAATAGTCAAGTTTT